GAGAAGGTGGGGCCGGGCTGATGGCCAAGAAGTCCACGCCGCCGCCGCCGGTGAAGAAGGCCGCACCGAAGAGGCCTCGCAAGTCCGTGAAGCCAAAGGCGTACTGATCTAACCCGGGCGATAGCCCACCAACCCGAGAGGTAGGTGGGCTGATCGTGCATGCCCAAAACCGGGTCACCGCGGCCGGTTCAAAGCCCTACGGCGACGTGTCCTATGCCGACCCCGGCTATCGGGACGACAACAAGAAGCGCTACCCGCTCGACAGCGAGGAGCACTGCCGCGCTGCGTGGTCCTACATCAACCAGTCCGGCAACGCGGGGAAGTACTCACCGGAGCAGCTGAAGCGGATCAAGTCCCGCATCAAGGCGGCCGGCAAGAAGTACGGCATCGAGTTCGCCGACGACACGAAGGTCTCGGCTGCGAGCGTCTGGGCTTCTGCCGAGCTGCGCGACATCGAGTTGGCCCGCCCCGGCACGTGGAAGCTCGCCAGCGGCCCGTTGACGGTCGACGCGGAGATGCTCGCCGACGCCGCCCGCTTCGCCAACCGCACGGGTGCGAGGCCAGGCTACCTGAAGATCGGCCACACCGACACGAGGTTCATGGCCGCCGACGGCGAGCCCGCTTTGGGCTGGCTGCACAACATCCGCCTCGAAGAGGACGACGAAGGCGAAGTCCTCATGGGCGACCTCACCGACGTCCCGGAGTGGCTGGCGACCGCGATCCCGAAGCACTGGCCGGACCGGTCCATCGAAGGCTACGCCGATTTCGAACACGACGGCCAGAAGTACGGCCTCGTCGTCGACGGCCTGGCCCTGCTCGGTGTCACCCCGCCCGGCATGTCGTCCATCAAGTCCCTGCGCGACCTGCCGCAGGCCCTCGGGCTGCCCGTCGCTGCGTCCAACGGCACCCGCATCGTCGCCTCCTTCGGCGACCCCCGAACTCCCGCCCCGGTGGCGGAAGAACCCACTATCAAAGGAGCCGGGATGTCCCTGGTCAAGTATCGAGAGGCACTGGCCGGGCTTCCGGACGACGCCTCTGAGGAAGACGTGCTCGCGGCGCTCGCCGACGCCGGGCTCACCGCGTCACCCGACGACATCGGGCAGGCCCACGACCAGCGTGTCGCCGCAGCCGCGGCACGGGACGGCGGCGTGATCACCATCGACCGCGCGCAGATGCAGCATTTCGAGGAGTCGCAGCGCCGCGCCGAAGCGGCCGTGAAGCGCCTCGAACTGAACGAGCGCGAGGGTGTCATCACCACCGCGATCAAGGAGGGCAAGTTCCCGCCAGCGCGGCGCCCGCACTACGAGCGCGCGTGGGAGGCCGACCCGAAGGGCACCCGTGACTTGATCGCCTCGCTGGCCGCGAACCTGGTGCCGGTCATGGCGTCCGGCTACTCGGGCGACGTGGAGGGCATGGAAGACGACGAGCTCGACCGCGAGATCGCCCGGCTGTCCGCCCCGAAGGGAAAGTGAGCCACCGTGGCTGACTACACGCCCATCTTCGCCGGCGTCGCGCCGTTCACCGCCACCACCGCCGGCGCTGTCGTCGGAGGTAACGTCCTCATCTGGTCCGCGTCCGGTGTCGTCACCGTCTCCGGCGCCGACTCGACCGCCGTGTGCGGTGTCGCCGCCCAGGACGCCGCGTCCGGCGCCCGGGTGTCGGTGTGGCCGATCGAGGGCTGCATTCACGAACTCGTCGCCTCCGGTGCCATCACCGCCCTCGCGGGTGTCGTCTCCGACGCCGCCGGTCAGGTCAAGACCGCCACCATCGCCACCGCAGCCGCGGCCGCGACCCTCATCGGCACGGCCGCGACGACAGCTGCGGGTTCCCCGCTGAAGCTGCGCGTCCAGGGTCGCCGGTAACCCCCGAAGGGAGATAGTCAATGCCTTACGCATTCCCGGCAGCGGCGCCCACCCTTTCGGGCGACCTGCTCACCATCTCGCGTTTCCTCGCCGACCCGACCCGGGTCCAGCGGCGGCTACGCGACTACACCGATCTGCGGTTCGTCGCCGATCAGCTGCTCAAGGACCGCCAGCGGGCCACCGGCGGCGCGGTCCTGTACGACATGACCGAACCGTTCATCACCGACCGCACCGTCGAGGCTGTGTCGGCCGGCTCGGACTACCCGTACGCCAACCTCGGCACCGGCACCGCCGGTATCGCCGCGGTGTCCAAGTGGGGCCAGAAGGTTCTGCTCACCGACGAGGAGATCACCCGCAAGTCGTGGCCGATGTCGGCGGTCGACCGGGCCCTGACGAAGGTCGTGACGACGATCGTCAAGCAGGTCGACACGGTGGCGATGGCGGCGATCGGCACCGCCATCACCGCCGAGGTCGCCACCGCTGGGTCGTGGGACAACGCGACCCCGGCGCTGCGCAAGCCGCTGGACGACATCCTCCTCGCCATCCAGGCGATCGAGGATCTGAACCTGGGCTACCGCCCGGACACTCTGGTGGTGTCGCCGAAGGCGTACACGTACCTGATGCTGAATGACGCCATCGCGCAGCTGCGCAAGCGGGAGACGACCGACAACCCGGTCTACACCGGCGTGATCGAGACGGTGGCGAACCTGAAGGTCATCAAGACGCCGAATCTGCCGGTCGTGACCCGCGCCTGGGTGCTGGACTCGAACCAGCTCGGGGGCATGGCCGACGAGACGGCGAGCGCGCCCGGCTACGCCGAGATGGGTGGGCTCGCGAGTGTCGAGGTCAAGTCGATCCGCCGCGAAGGCCAGGACGCATGGGATCTGCAGGCGCGTCGCCTGACGGTGCCGTTCGTTCAGGAAACCGGCGCCGGGTACGAGATCACCGGTGTGGTGAGCTGATATGCCTGTCATCTCCGCATCGATTCTGCGGTCCGCGAATCACCTGCACGAAGGTTTCGAGCATGTGTATTCGGGGTCCACAGCGTCGGCCACCGTCACCGCTGACCAGCTCCTCGAGGTCACCGGTGACGGCACGCTCGGCCCGGCCGGTGCCGCTTCGGCGGCGGTGGTCGGGTTGGCGCTGACTGGTGCGGCCAGTGGGCAACCGGTGAAGATGCTGGCCTTCGGGCCGGTGCTTCAGATCGCATCTACGGGCGCGATCACCGCGGCGGCGAAGGTGGTCGCCGGTGCTGCCGGTGTTGTGGCGACGGTCGGCGCGAACACGTTCGAGAAGATCGTCGGCACGGCTCTGACGACCGCAGCTGGCAACGTAGTGAAGGTGGTAATGCACACATGAGCATCCGACGAGCGCGGGTCGTCGTGGCATACGCGACCGTGAAGATCATCGACCCGATCTCTGGCAAACCGGCCGTGCGCGGCTTCGACCAAGGTGCCATCTTCCCCGTCGAGGCCGACCCGGAGAATGTGGCCGCCCTCGTCCGCCGGGAGTACGCCGAGTGGCTGGACGACGCCGAGGTCAAGGAAGTCGTGAAGCAGAAGACGGCGGAGGACAAGATGGCCGAGGACGCCGCCGCGCGGCGGCTGGAAGACGCCGAGGCCGCCATCAAGAAGGCCGAGGGCGACGACGACGGATCCGAGCCCGAGGTCGACGAGGCGAAGGACGACAACGGCGACACCAACGGCGACAAGCCGAAGCCGTACGTCTCGAAGGAGGTGTGGCTGGCCTACGCCGTCAGCCAGCGCGCCGAGGGTGTGTCCGAAGAGGACGCGACCGAGGCGCTGGCCGACAAGACGAAGGCCGATCTCGTCGCCGAGTTCGGCTGAGGGTAGGCAGCCATGGCGGATCTTTTTGACCTAGTTGATCTGCCCTCATGGCTGCAGGTCCCGAGCGTGGACACCGAAACCGCGACCCGGGTCCGGCGCTACGCGAGTGGGTGGCTGAAGAACGCCACCCAGCTCACCGTGTGGCCGCCGGACCCGGTACCGGACGACATCTGGGCGTGGGCGATCGAGCTTGCCGCGATCGCCTTCCGGAATCCTTCCGGAGCCGCATCGGAGTCCATCGACGATTTCTCAATTTCATACGACGCGGCCCGACGCGAGGCGATCCTGGCCGCCGCCCGGCTGGCCT